ACGAATAACTGGTATGTATCGACCAGATCCTATTCGGTAATCTTCTTGAACAGAGGAACGATCAAGCGCCCCACCATACCCAAGCTTACACATAACAAAAGATCTAGAAGATCCTGGTAAAGCAGCAGGAATATCAACGCCTGCTGCTGGCATAGTAAAATCTACAGCACTAACTACAGTTGTTGTAGAGTCAGCAACGGTTGAAATATCAATGCCGCATACAGCATAAATATCACTGTTGTCAGCAACCACCCATGGCTCTAGCAAGTTTTGCGAAGTACTTACAATTGGGTTTCCTGCTCCGTCTTTAGATACAGATGATTCCATAGGCCACCAGGACCAAATACCAGAAAACACCCAGCATCCATTAACATTGGGGCAGCCCATAATTAATGATTTGTTTTGATGATTGTAAGCAAGCGTGACACGATCAGAATCAAACTCAAGCATAGTTCGAGGAGGAGTTACATTATCAATGTTTACCCATCCTGCGTTTGCTTCATAATAACTGGTCATAGGGTTGGTCATAATACCATTCCCTTCCCAGAACGATCTAATGTCTTCTGAAAGCTCCTGCATTGATCGCCCGTCACCGGTTAAATAAACACCAGAGTGAGCAACCCAAACTAAATTGTTTTCACTTTTTGTTATTGCTTGTTGACCAACACAGCCGACGCTTTCACTTATTTTAATAGGAGGCCGACCTTGAGATATAATTGTGCCTTCGCTTGGAATGTATAAAAACATTTCCGATTCAGTAAAAATTATTAGGTTGCCCATGTGCTCGTGCATTGCAGTAACCTGCTTGCGAGACGGGATAGATATAAAGTTTCTAGCAATAACATTGTTAGGTCGATTTACATCAGAAAACCAAACCTCATACTCAGTAGCGTAAGCAATCCTTCCACGGAAAGAAGTCATTGCTACAATTTTGTTAATGTTGTTTTGATCGGCATAAATAAAGCCATCTGAAAAAATGCCGTTAGTAAAATGAATTTTAGAAACTAAAGAGCTTTCGGCAACTCCACTGATCCAATCAAAGTGATTAGCTGTTTGTAACTGTTGATAATTATAAAGTTGGAAGTCAGCAGGGCGATAAACATAAACACCAGAAGAAGCCGAGCCAAAATAGACATGCCCACGAACAACATGGAAAAACCAATCTGAATCAAAATCAGATCCTTTAAAGTTTGAATTGTTAACACTAAAGGACGTTGAGTAAGTAGTGTAAAACTGGCTTGGGTGACTTGCTGCTGCAGCACTTGTAATAACTCTATTTCCGCCAACCATTTCAGCAGTATAGCGATAAAGTATTTCTTCCCAGTGTCGGTCTGTTGTTAGATCAAAAATACGAACAGCATAGTACTGATCATACTGTTCGTTACGAGGATCAACCGCTAGGTTTCCAGAAAAAAACGTACCAGTAAAAACAGATAAAATTTGTTTATGGCCAAAGTTTGTTTCGACAAGGCAGCTGCCTAAAAGTTTTTTGTAGCCACCACCAATAACATCTATGTGACTAGATCCAGCCGCTTGGTTGCCAGCACCAAGGTCGTTTGCAAGTGTGCTATCAAGTTCTGCTGCAACGCCCCAACCTGGTCTGACAGAAATTGTGCCCTCGTTTTCCCAGAGGTTTTGTGCCCAAGCACCACGAACCCTGCCCTCTTGCTCGAGACCAGACTTTAATAACTCACGTTCTTCACCCAGTGTAGCCATAATTAAGACCAGTTATCTTGAGAAAGAATATATTGAGAACCCTCTCGACTTCGCCCCGTTTCTAAAAACATAGCTAGGTCAGAAGCTTTTCGACCAAGCTCTTGTAAGATNTGACTGTTGTCTGCTCCATCTCGAATAGCATAGCGAGAATAGGCATAGAGCGGAATCATGTCATGAAAATTGTCAAGATTATCAATAAAACCAGAAGCCGCAGAAAAATCTACATTGTGATAAGGAACATACTCTAAACGATAAGTAGACGTTCCAGTTGCATAAGTTATGATTTTGTTTTGAACAAAAGCATAACTTTGAAAGTTAATTCCTAAATGACTTTCTGACGGAGCAGCATCGAGATAATTAATAACCTCGTTGTTTGTTAGGTCATTAATTCGAGCAAGCCTTAACAACCGCTCAAGCTTAAAGCCTGCTGCTGCATCACCTGCTGCATCGCCAAGAAGTTTTGGTGTTGTTGTTGTTAAATCTAAAATGCCACTAGTAGGCATAGTAAATAAAAACTCCGTTGCATAAATAAAAGGATCAACAGCGCAAACACTACGGCGAAAATCGTTATACCCTTCTTTAAGATATAAAGTAATTTGCGCATCAGTAAGAAAAGTTCTGTCTGATTCGTCAGCGTAGGACTTAAACATTTCTCTTACGTCTGTAGTGTTCATCCGCCACCTCCCATTTGAGTACGGCCAATACCTTGCTCTGGGTTTGCTTCGTCTTCAAGCTGCCGCCTTTGAGCCATTTCTGTTGCTGCTCCTGCAACTTGAGCGGCTGCCATTGGGCTTGACATGCTTACCATGTTTTGAACTGCATCTTTGTTGCCGCCCATTGTTACACGAGGGAAAACTGTTCGTTCCATTTCTGCTCGTTGGAAATCTTCATTGTCTTTGCCAAAGGTCGAAACAGAAATAAGAACATCTCGAATATAATCTTGTCGCTCAGGATCAAGATCGTAATATTCTTCAGTCCGCATAAAGTCTTCAAAGACAATTCTAAATGCTTCTAGATCATCACTTGGCATAATCTCAATGCCGTTACCCATCATAATAGCCTGAAGCATTTCGTGAGCATGACTAAAGCCAATCATGCGCTTAGTAACTCTTGAGTTGCCCGTGCGATAATCTAAAGACTCCAAGGCTTGCTGCGGCGTAAGTAAACCAAGCTTAGCCATTTCAAGAACTTTTTGATCTCGATCTGGTTTTTCGTCACGGAACAGAGTTCCTGCTTCCATGTAAATATCTGGATCTTCACAAAGATCAATGCCGCCTAACGTCCGATGAATAACACGTCCTGTTTCATCCATCATTTTCATCATGCGTGGTTCATTGTAATAAAGTTTACACATTTCAATAACACAAGAAGCAACTTCAACACATGATCGCTCAAGGTTAGCTTGTGTTACTTGCAGTTGTTGAGAATCTTTGCTGGCAAGTGACTGAATAGCTGCGCCGGATTCGATACCAATAGCTCGCTTGCCGAGGCTTGTACTATGCACACCCGCAACATCAAGCATCTCTGCTGATAGTTGTCGAATGTTATCAAGTATATAGCTAGGTAAAGGAGCAGCAGGAACCTGCTGAGGGGGCGGTCCTGAAGTAGCATTGTACACCACTTTTTCACCGGGCCTTGAATCTGAAAGTGCATCCTTTCCTACCCCTGAAGCTTTAGGCACAAGCCACTTTGGATTACCCATAAGCTCTGCATTGTGGATAATTTGTGTGCGTCCTTTATTGTACATGATCTGTAACTCAATAAGAGGCTCAACCATGCCAATACCCCANAGCCGACCAGGAACATTTGTATAACGCACATAACTAATAGGACACTTATGTGTTGGCCAATCTGCTTTATATAACCAGTTAGAACCAAGAAGCATACCCATCTTACGGTCGCTCATATAAACTTCATAAATCTCAAGCCGGTTTTTTAGCTGAGCTCCTTCAGTACCTGCTGCTCTTTGATGCAGCGTTTGATATGTATTATCAGGAGTGCTGCCGCTTTTTTCGATAATGTCTTTATGTTCTGGATAAGCTTTAATTAATTCTTTTTTGGTTACAATGTGACGAAGAGCTACCCACTCAGATTCTTCAATTGATGTTGCGCCTGCTTCAAAAAATATATCGTAAGGACTTACGGCGTCTGTAGTAACCATTTGTTTTTTAGGGTCGTAGTACGTGTGAAAAGCAACGTTGCCACAAAGCAAAAGCCACTCAATCGCTTTTCCAATAACCTGTTTCATATTAGCAGTATGCCAATAGTAACGAAGTAAAGTTTCTGCTGCTTCAGATTTTTGAATGTCTTCAGTCGAAGGACTGGATGGCAAAACTGTAATGCTTGGATAAGCAACAGAAAGCCGAGACTGAATGTTTCTGAATATATTTAAAATCATATTAATCGTTACTCGATTACGAGAACGATCTTGGGGAATACCAATATAATTTTTTAGGTTTCTGTCCCAACGAATATGCTGCTTGCCTTGAAGAAACAAGCTGCACATATCCCAAATGCGCGTAATCTTTTGACGATGTCTTTTACTATCATCAATGTCTTTATGAAGCTTAGAGGCTTTAGGAAGATCTATTTCCTTTTTAGTCTCTAAAACTACTAGGTCCACGTTTTGCTCGTGCATTTGCTATATCTTTCCTCATTTGAGGTTTTTTAGTGCCAGATAAAAACCCTTCAAGAAGACCATAAGCACCACCAGCAAGACCTGCACCTAAAGCAACTTTAGGATTAGCAGACAATGAGCCTGCTAATTTTGATGCTTGCTTTCCCCTGTCTATAGCTTGAGCTATTGCAGGCATGGTTTTTCTTACTGCGGTTTCTTTGCCAGAGGCTGCCATTGATCTTATCTGGCTTTGTTGTCTGCTTGGATTAAAACTGTCGCCAAACATTTAAATCCCCTTAAGGTGTCCCACCCCCCTAAAGGGGGTGGGCACCAGAAAGCACTACACTGGGAATGCAATTCCACAAAGAATAGCGTTTCGGTTGGGCTCTTTGCAGACCAAGTTGTAATACCAACGCACGAAGCCTTCGTAGGCATCTTGGTTGCTAAGACGACTTAGAACATTGCCATCGAGATCGGCCATGCCGAAGCTCTGAAGCTCTGCAATAGTCCAGGTCGAAGTCTTCAAGAAGATCATAAGACCTTTGCCGCAGTGGCGGCTCATCTTCAGCGGAATACCATTAAAGGCATAGCCACTAAATCCGGGATCACCCGTGCCAGTGTCGCCGGTAGCTGCTTTCTTAATCGAGCCAGGCTGATTAAAGACAAGCAAGTCAGCATACTTTTGACGCATACCAGGATGCACATAAATGCAATCTGGATCATCGCCACCAAGCACCATGATTTCGTCCAGGATGCTTTGCATCCGACCAAAGTTAAGAGCCTGATT